CGGGGCCAGCATGTGCGGGGGCAGCCGCCGCGACCAGCGCGACGAGGGCAAGAGCAAATTTATTCAAGGGTCAGTCCCCGACTTTGAACGCCCGGATCATGTCCTTGCGTGGCCTGTGGCCGTGTCCTGTCTCGGTCATCACGACCAGTCCGGTCGCGTCCACCATGCAAATCGCCTCGGTGATTGGGCCTTCAGCCGGGATCACGCCAATGTCGCCAAGACGGGCAAAAGCGGGATTGATCTCCGGCAGCTTCATCGCCACGAAGTCGCCAAGAGTCTCCGCACCGGCTTCCTTCATCAGCTTCAGCGCGCCGCGCGAGGTGGCGTATCTGCCGCGATACCCGCGTGCCAAGTCCTCGCCCGTGATCGCCTCGACAATCGCCGCAGCGAAGCCGATTGCGCAGTCATGCTTGCCCCACACGAAGGGGTCTTGGCGCTGGCGATCCGTCTCTGCGGACAGCCTCGCGCGCCAGTCGTCGCGGCGCTTCATGCCGTCACCCCTCTTTGTAATACCAACGGACATTGCGCGACTTGATGCTGCCCGAATACTTGCTGAAATCGTCGCCCGCCTGCCGCTTCTGCTGCTGGGCGTGTGACGACTTGGCCGGGTTCACAGCCGTCAGCTGCGACATGGCATCGGACCGGACAGACAGCCCGATCTGGCCTTCCCCGTTCACGTCGGGCGTGGCGATGTCCACGTCATCCACGATGCCCACCCAGACAAGCTCAGGCGTGCCCGTCAGGCGTCCCTTCGTCCATGTGGTGGCATGCACCTCGCAATAGGCTAGACGCACGTCATAGCCGCGCACAAGCTGCTGCGTGGCATCCGCGATCTGCGAGAACGTGACGGTAATCGGGTTGTCCGTCAGGTCCACCACATACTGGATGCCCTCGACCGACAGGTTGGTGTTGCCGAGGAACGTCCGGCTGACCAAACCGCCCGTCGTCGCGCGGACGTTGATCGTGATGTCCTCGTCGCCGGTCCACAGCCCCATGGGCCGCGCCTCGCCCGTATCCCGGTCCTTCGCCACGATATAGACGAAGTACACCGGCGCGATGCCGTCATCCCGCGCCGCCGTGAGGCTGTTGAATAGTTCGGCGTCGATCTGCTTCATGGCTTCTGCACCAAGCTGATGGATGCGCCGTCGCCCCACCGCCCCTTGAAGTTGCTGAACGGCTGGAACCCACCGGGCGGGACCATCACCTTCATGCGCGGCGCTGCCAGCCGAACGGATGCGCCGACCGTCACCCCGAACGGCACAACCGGGCGAACCGTCAGATTGCTGACGTTACCGGTGCCGCTAGCTGTCCCGCTTTCCGCGAAGGTGGCGAAGTATTCCCGCCCGCTGGTATGCGTGACGCTGAAGTAATCGCCCGCCGTGATCTCGAAGCCCGCAGGAAGCCCCGCAAGGCTGATCGCGTCCCGGTCGGTCGATATGGCCCCAACCGTCACCCCGCCGCCTGCATTGCCGCCCACAGGCCCCTCGTAGAACGGGTCAGCCCACAGGAATGGCGTCGAACCGTCCAGAGCGTAGATCTTGGCGTTGATCTCGCGCGCATGGGCGGCTGACTTGCTGTAGAGGTCGATGCTGACATGCCAGAGCGGCTTTGCCAGTGAGTATGTCCAGAACCGACCGTCGCCGGACCCGGACATCTCGTCTTTGCGCCGCAACTCCAGATTGATCCTGTCGCCTGTCAGGCAGTCGGCCAGGAAGGACAGCGGATATGGATAGGTGAGGGCCATTATCGCTTCCTTGGGTTGGCTTGGATGCTCTGCACGCGGGTTGGCAGCGCCTTGTCATAGGACGACAGGCCCTGGCGAACGCCGGACGACACCATCTCCTGGATCTCCGCGTTGCCGCGCGCCCCGGTGACGTTAATGTTGATGTTCACCTCGCCAGCGCCGCCGCCAGCCTGCCCCATTGCCCGCTGCGCCTGCGCGCCGTTTAGTATCGTGCCGCTGACGTTAGGGACGAACAATTCCGGCTCATTCTCGCCCACAACGTAAGCGCGTCCAGCCGAGACAGACCCGCCGCCCGCACGAAAGCCGCTGATTCCGCGAAGCGCGCCGGACAGGGCGTCATTGCCTGCCACCTGAGTGCCGCCAAACAGCCCGCCGAACAGCGATCCCAGATTAAAGCCGCCGCCGCTGAACTGCGACGATAGCGCGTTCTGGATGCCGCTGTTGATGATGTCCGCCGCGATCTGCTTGAACACCTGCGCCAGCCCATCCCGCAGGCTCTCGCCCGCCAGAAGCGTTCCGGCCATGCTATCGGCCACGCCTTGGATGGCGTCGTCAAACTGCTGCTGGCTCGTCTCAGCCGCCTCCAGTTCAGCCGTCAGCCGCCCGACCTGCGCCGCCTGCGCGTCGATCTGCGCGTTCAGTTCAGCGTTGACCGGGATGCCGCGCTTCTTGGCCTCGTCCAGAAGCTCCCACCGGGCTTTCGCCGTGGCGACTTCCTCGTTGGACTTGCCGACCAGGCTGATCTGGCGTTCCAGATTGGCAAGGTCTTTCTCGATGTCACCGAAGAATGGGGCTTCGGCGCGTGCTGCGCGTCCAGAACCGCCGCCACCGCCGCTTGACCGTCCGGACGACTTGCGCCCGCCGCCAGATGAACCGGCTTGAGACTTGCGAAAGGCCTCCTCGGCAGCTGAAACCTGTTCCTCAAGTGCTGCGATTTCTCGTGCGCCATTGGCGATATCTGCCGCTTGACCGTTCAGGCTATCCAGAGCGCCGTAGTTGCCGCGACTAATTGCAGCGTAAGCCGCAGAACCCGACTTTTCGAGATAGTCCTGCTGCGCCAACTGACCAGCGCGTTCGACCGGCTGACCTACAGTGTTGAGCTTGATGCGAGCAGTCGCCAGAGCCTGCCTCTGCGCTGCTTGGATGCCCTGAACGACGTTATTCAGTTCAGCCATTGCGCCGCGAAGCGTGGCAGTCAAACCCGCTGCGGCAGAATTGGCGTCATCAATGACCGGAGCAATGCCGCTGGATGCCACCGCAACACCGTTCGCGGCATCTTCCGCATCGCGTGTCGCTTCTGCTAGTTCGTAGGCGCTCAGCGAGCCTTCAGCAGCGGCACGGGCACCTTCAAGGAGCGAACCGTTCATATCGTCGCTTGAGCTGACAGCTTGCTCTAGGAACCGGGACACCTCACCGATCGCTGCCGCTTTCTCTTCCACCGAACGCGCCGCTTGTGCGTCCGACAAAAGCGCCATCAACTCGCGGGCTTGTGGCAGTGTGAGGCCAAATTGCTCTTGCAACTTTGCAGCCAGAGTTTCGAGGCCGGAACTGCCCTCTCCGAACTGCTGGATCTCTCCATCAGCTAAGGTAATGTAGCTCTGCAGGTCCTGAAAAGTCGCTGCCAGCGCCGTGATATTGTCACGAAGTGCTGAGGCCGCCTCTAGGCGAGACAGGCGGGCCACCTGCTCAAGCAATTCTCTCGCAGCACCGGTTGCCTCACCATATTTTTGCACCAGATCAGCAGTCGGTGCGACAGCCGCTTCCGCCGCCTTTTTGTAATCGCCAACAGCCGTTTCAAGCCGATCAAGGGCCTTGCCGAGGTCTTCGGCTTCTTTGCCCATGCCGAGAAGCGAAGCTGCCAGTGGAACACCAGCAGCAACGACAACACCGAACACCGCGCCAAGCGCACCGAAGCCGCCAAGCAACTGGGGCAGCTGTTGGCTAAGTGCGCGCACGGCACCCTGACCGCCCGATATCTGAACGAAGATATCCTGAAGCTGGAAGCTGACATTCTGCAATTGCGCCGTCGATTGGCGCGACATGCTTCCAAACGAATTGCCAATCTGCTGGTTGCTCTTGACGAAGCCGCGTTCCGCGCGCTGTGCCGACTTAATCGCCCTAGACTCAATGCGAGCCAACTGCTGGAGAAACTTCTGTTCGGTCAGACCAATTGGAAGTTCAAGTCCGGCTTCACCTTCCGCCATTCCATTTATCTCCCAATTCGCAAAGCTTGTCGTATTCTTCGTCTGTCATCGGATCGCCCTGGTGGGCGTGCCCGCCACCCTGTGAGCGGTTCCAGCCCGCCACGCAGGCCGTGTATTCCCACAGGCTCATCAGCTTTATTTCGCGCGGCGCGAAACCCATCGCAGCGCCGTTGCCATAGAAGCTGGAGAACTTTATTCGGGCGGGTTCTCCGCCGCCTCCGGCTCCCCCACCACGTCATGCTCCTTGCCCTTGAGCGAGTTGCTGATGATCGTGAAGGCCAGCAGGTTCAGTTCTGCGATATCGCCGTCAATGAGGGCGTTCTTGGCTTTCAGTTCTGCCTTCGCCCGATCCATTCCCGCCCCGATCAAGCCAAGCCGCAGGCAAGCCATTACTTCGCGGATCTTGACCGGGGAATATGCGAGACTGCCACGCTGAACGCCCTGAGAGAGACGGAAACGGAGGTCCAAGACCCCCGCGTCAGTCTGGTCGTCAAGGGCCTCAAGCTCGCCAATGCGAAGGAGAAACTCGTCTTCGCCGCAGCACCAGTTGGCCTTGATCGGTTCCATCAGATCGTCGTGTTGAAGGTCAGTTCGCCATCGGAGACGATCGACACGGATGCGTTGGCTTTACCACCACGCTCGCCGGAGATTTCCAGACTGGTGATGTGAATGTTGCCCGACCAGAAGCGGCCATTCACCGTATCGTCAGCCTTCCCGATGACGATGCGCGCGGGAATGCTTTCGGTCGTGTTGAAGGCGTTCCACCACAGATCGACCGCCTCGGCAGCCAGAACGCCGTTCCCGCTTCCGCTGAAGTCCAGGCTTTCCACGCCGCGCTCGATCCATGCGGCCATCTCGGGGTCATCGCAGTCGGGGACGGTAACGTCCTGGGTGTTCTTCGAGAAGGTCAGCGTGTGGTTGGTCAGACCGCAGGGGCGGATGTATTGACCGGGCGTGTCGGGATCTTCCAGGAAGATCGCGACCGAGCTGCCCACATAGGTAATCGGCTTCGCCATTTGTTAGGCTCCTGATGTGATTTGCCTTGCCCAAGGGCGAGATGGGCGCAGGGCCTAACGGTCCCTGATCTCTTGCACGCGACCCCCTGCCCTTTCCAGGCAGGCCCGCGTCAGGCCGGGGCGAACCTCGCCAGCCTTAAATGCGATAATGACGTTAGGTCTTGGCTTCCAATCGAATGGCGCAAGAACCAGCCATTTTCTTTGTTTTGGCATCGGCAACGCCTATGTTTCACAAAAGGAGGGCCGAATGTTCAGATTCGCAATTTTTGTCGCCGCCACTTCCATCACCCACCCTGCGATGGCGCAGACCGCGCAATGCCATGACGTTGTGACCGTCGCAGAAGCCTATTCTCAGCACGTTCGTATTTTTACGGACATGGCCAATTGGTGCATGGACGATCGCATGCAGCAGGAAGCCTGCCAGCGGCTAGGCAATTTGGCTGTGGATGGCATGTCTGCCGAGAAGGACAGCATGGCAAGTGCATCTCTGGCTATGCTCGCTCGCCAGTGCCCTGATTAAGCCGCCTCGACCTCGTAGCGCAGGCTGATGATGCCGTGCGTCGTGAGGCCGTCGGGATCGGTGAGAATGCGGGTCAACGGCGTTTCCGCCAGCACCAGCGCGTTGTCCGTCAGTTCAGGCAGCGCCAGCAACACCCGCCGCGCTTCCGCGACGATCCGCTTGCAATGCACCCGGCCAACCTTGCGGGACCATGCGTCCAGCTGGA